ATCAGTTGTGAGTGTGCCTTGAAGCCCTGGATGGGTGAAGTGCCAGTAGAGATCAAGTGCGAGTGATATTGTAGTGATGCCAAGTTGCCTTCCTTTCAATATGACAAAGAAATGGCAATCGTCTTGCAATCCCTTCGTAATTTCCTGCATAACATAGGTTTGCGTACCCAAGAGGTTATCCATCTTGCGTAAGCCTTGTTCTTTTGTTTCAATTTTCAGTTGACGGCAAAAGTGGTAAAAATTTTGTAAATCAAAGTTTTTCATTAGTTAGCCAAGGTAATTGATTGTCGTACTTGCCGTTCATTGTGTAATTACCAATTTCAAAGAAATCTTGCTTGACGGAATATTCATTCCCGCCCAATCGAAAGCAAAAGGTGCGCTCGCCTGACCAAGTGAAGTTAGGAAAGAATTGACGGGCTGCTTCATAGAATTTACGATCCCCGCCCCAGCCAGGTTCAGACAGTACATTGGCTAAGGCTTTTAGGACAGGCGTTTTCATACCCCACATACACCAATCTACAAAGCGGTGACCTGGTGCTTGATAGCAGTCGTGTAGCTCGCCAAGGGCTTCACAGTTATCGTCAAGCAAATAGTTCCCCTCCTTGTCATACACGGACCGTAGGGTGTAAACCCAATCATAACCTTGTTCAATCTTTTCCATAATAGATTGCACATGGTTTAACTTGTACCAGTCATCATCGTTGCAAAAGAACACGACATCCTCATTGACAAGAAAAGCGGAAGCTGCATATAGCCTTCTGCCTTCGACATCTTTACCGCCTACATAGTCATCCCAATAACAAACCCGACAGTGGGGGTATAGTTTTTTGATTTGCAGGAAAGAATCCCAATAGTCTGTGACGATGTAGTGAGTGCAGGGATAAGATTGTTTCTTAACGGACTGCACGCACTGGTCCAGTTCTTCTGGGCGCTTGCCGTTAGTAACGGTCACTACTGCTGCGGTTTTCAATTGTGCTTATCCAGTTTCTTGGTTTCAAAGTTCGCTATATCCCAGTACGCTACCTTTAGGCGTGCAGAATGATTCTTGGCTAAGGCGATTAGTCCGTCATAAGTCATTTGACTGTACTTGGCTTTCCACTCGGCTGCTAATTTGATCTTTTGCTTTTTGGTTCGGCAAGAGAGCGCTTTTAGCATCTCTGTCTTATAAAGTAGGCGTTCTGCGATTAGCTTCTCGTAATCAGTGGATGGCATCGCCATCTTGCTCAGGATCAAGCAGATTGCGTAAGTGTTCTATCTCCATCTGAGCTGCAAAGAGCAGCTTGGAGGATTCCCCATGCACCCGCATCAGCTCATGGAAGATCTGTTCCTTATCCATACGCCAGATACGGTCCATATAGCTCTTTTTGGCAAAGTCATCGGCTTTCTCAATGTACTGCTCTACCGATTCCTTCTTGCTTACTCCGTTCTCCATACTCGCACTCCTTCGTTTTCTTTTCTGGCGATAAATTTCTTGTTTAACTGCTTACCTGATCTGTAGTTGGCGTTGCAGACAATTTGTAACTTCCCCGTTGGCACAAAGAATGATTCACCGATTTCCATCACCTTATATGGGTACACATTACGCTTTTTCTCAGGGGGTATTGGAATATTTTTTTCAACTGCAATAGTCATGCTAGTATTCTCCTAATAACTTCACTCATCATACACTATCATGATACACACATACAACGAATATCATCTAGGCGATAACCTTATTCACTTACATTATCTCAGAATGGTGTGTAAGCAAGAACCCCATTTAGAGTTTGTTCATCACTGCAATCCACAGTATCACAGCCAATTAGAACCCCTCTGTGAGGGCGTAGCCATACAGATACAAGATTTATCCATACCTCCTAAAGCCCACAACGCTTGGATCGGCTACAAGAACTTCTTTTACCATCACGGAGCTAGGCGTGACTGGGTAGCCTTCCACCTTTCTTGGTACGACTATCTATCCGACAGGCTCGAAGTTTCCAATCCTATAGCTTGCAAGGAGGATCTACTCTTCGAGTACCCCGCATTAAAGGCGAGAGAGTACCCACGATTCGACTGGCTGATAGTCAACAGCCCTCCCCAATCTGGGCAGCTTCCCGACTACAACCAGGCGTGGTTTATAGACAAGGCTAAAGAACTCTGTAATCAAGGCTTAAAAGTCATTACAACCTACCCAACTGGGGTATGTGAGAGTACTTTAGAGCGCAAAATGACGGTCACTGACATCGGAAATCTGTCACTGTATGTGGATAACATCCTGGGTGTGGATACTGGTCCAATGTGGACTACCCATAACATTTACAACCAAGATACTGTTTCTAAACGGATTATTTACACCACCGCTGCTAAACCCTATCTTTCTAAGAACACGGTAGTGCTAGAAAAACTGTAATTTTTTTTGGGGGAAGATGCGAGTGGGGCACGCTCCACACCGACCCTCGACCCAAACACTAGGTCAGTTCTCGGTATAGCAACTTACTTGCTTGCAAGCCTAGCCAAAACCATTCCAGACTATGCGATTCTGTGATGACTTGCTTGTAATGACAGTCCAAGTCCTTTTTTAATTTCAGAGAGAGCAGGGAGTTGCAAACTATTCAGCCCTTCTGTTTTCCTCTCATTCCATCTATGTATCTATTTACTAACTTACATAATTACTATATAAATATAGAAACTATAGAAGTCTATGAAGTATAGAAAATAGACTATAGACCTATAGATTATAGAAGATAGACTATCATCTGGATCATAGCATAAGACTATTGGAAATAAAACAACAATTAAAAAATACAATTAGGTACTAATAGCAATAATCATGATAATCATATCTATGCAGTACATTTTAAACCTAACTACCAGGAGCTACAAATGAAATTAGGAATCAACAAAGAAGGTTATGCAGAATACATCTGGACCACCTCTGATGGCTATGAGATCACTCAATCTCAAGTAGAAGACATTAGGAGCATTGTGATAGATGCCACAGGTAAAAATATGCCTCATAAAGATGTTTTGAGAATGGTGGACTTGTTCAAGTCTTTTGCAACTGATGACTTTAAAGTTTAAGGAGAACGCTATGAAACAGACCGTAACCGGCGATATGTTTGTCCAGGCATTTCAGCAAATCCGCCCCAACAATTTCAGTCTTGAGGGATTGCACCTTCTTTACACTGGCTTGGAATCTTTAGAAAGCGATTTAGGAAATGACATCGAATTAGATGTTATCGCGATTTGTTGCGATTACACCGAGGCAACACCTGTCGAAGTAATTGACATGTATAGCTTAGAAAAGAACTCCACAAAGTATGAAGTAATGGATCATTTAACCGATCGCAGTTCTCATTTCTGCGGTGAAACACCTTCTGGAACGCTTGTTTTCTTAACCTTTTAAGGAGTTAGCATGAGCGCACTAGAAAAGTATTCAGCTTACCTGTACAGGGCTGCGAAGGAGGGTTTTCAGCCTTTATCCTTCAACGCCTGGTGGTCTTGTTACAAAGCCAAAATCGTTCTTTAAGGAGTTGTTATGAACTACACAATCGAAGAATTATTCCAATCTATCAATGACATTTATGCCCAATATGACACAGGCAAAATAGATCTTTCAAACTCTGAATTTTTAGCTAAAAAATGTTGTTACGCTTTTATTCGTTATCTTGATGAAAAGGAACAAAATGAACTATAAAGACACCAGAACAGACAAACTTATCCTTATTGCTTGTGCAATAGCGGTAATTCCTCTTATTTGGCTGATTTTAGCCGTTTAATTTGTAAGTTAAAGGGGTAGTGACACTTGACGAGTTCTAAGCACCTAACCCGCTTTAGGCGGTTTTCACTTTTAAGTGGTAGAAATCGTTTATCGGTTGTTCCCTTAACTAAGCCAGTGCGTTCCTGTAAAGGTCTGACAGATGATAGCGGAACTCGTTTATTCCCTTTGGCTCTACACCATGCGGGAGGGGTGGGTTATGCCCCCGTTGTAATTCATTTAGGCGGTGATTTTGGTAGAGAGGTCAAAACTGTTATGGATGCCCCCACCGCACAACTGACCACAAAACCACCACCTAAACAAACTTATTCGGATTAAAACATAAAATAAAAAGGTATGCAATGAATTATTTGAGTGTTTGTAGCGGTATCGAAGCAGCATCGGTTGCCTGGCATCACTTAGGGTGGAAACCTTTGGGGTTTTCAGAGATTGAGAAATTTCCCTCACAAGTGCTAGAGCATCACTATCCATCCGTACCCAATTTAGGGGACATGACGAAATATAAGGAGTGGCAATTAAATGGAACAATTGGACTTTTGGTCGGAGGAACTCCTTGCCAGGCGTTCTCAGTCGCTGGGCTTAGACAAGGGATCGCAGATCCTAGAGGAAACCTCGCTCTCACCTATGTTGGACTTCTTGACCACTTTAGACCCAAGTGGTTCGTTTGGGAAAATGTGCCAGGTGTCCTCAGTTCAAATGGAGGAAGGGATTTTGGTAGCTTCCTCGGGGCGGTGGTGCAACTCGGGTATGGGTTCGCCTACAGAGTGCTTGACGCTCAATACATTGGAGGGTCAGGAGCAGTGCCACAACGCAGAAGGAGAGTCTTTGTTGTTGGATGTTCTAGAGGTTGGGAACATTCCGCCAAGGTTCTATTTGAGCCATCGTGCCTGTCTAGGAATACTAAGAAGGGCAGAAAAAAGGGGGAAGTCACTCCCACGCTCTCTGCAAGTGGCACTGGAACAAGTCGTGTCGGATTCAATTGCGAAGACGAATGGTTCATCCCCACCACAGTCGGAACACTTGACACCGAATGTGCAGGACAACGCAGAGCGCACCAATCTGTCATGAGTGGACATTTCATTCCGACCTTTTGGAATGGAACTCAGACGGCTGACACGCTCACCTGTACCTCAGACGATCAGAGGATGCCTGATAAGAACAAGCTCCAGGCAATTATTACCCTACAGGACACTTCTGGTCGGGATAAAGCTCAAAATGGCAAAGGATGGTCAGAGGGGGTTAGTTATACGCTTGATGCCACAGGGCTGCAAGGAGTTGTTGCCCCTACTTTGACAACAAATGACCCAAGCAGAAGTCCTCAAGCTAGTGAAGTTACTCAGCAAATCAATGCGGTATATCAAGCAAGCATGGCGGTTAGAAGATTGACCCCAACAGAGTGCGAGCGTTTACAGGGGTTTCCTGATGGATATACCGACATTATGCTTAATGGCAAACAAACCCCAGACGGTCCAAGGTATAAGGCTTTAGGTAATTCAATGGCAGTTAATGTAATGAAATGGATCGGTGAAAGGATCAACTCGTATGAACAAAGCAGATAAAGATGCGCAGAAGTGGTATCGCACACACGCACGCATGGAAGCGAGGCGGTTAATCGAAGCCAAAGAGCTTGGCAAGCCTTACTACATTGACAGAGGGGGCTATGTCATTACGCCTATCCAGCCCCAAGAGAACCCCGATAAAAAAACAACAGATTGATAAAACTATTGCACTAATCAAAATAATGCTGTAATGTTGTAATTGTAGTAAAGACCTAACTATTTAATTGGAGAATAATCATGCAACTCTGTAAAGACTG